CTCTGCATTTGTGGAATTTGTGGTGGTTTTGATTTTTGTGTTGGCAAAACCATTGGTAAGAATGTCATTCCACCACCAGATTGTGGAGATACATTAATATTAGTAACTTTTGGTGCTTTAGGAGTTATCCTAGCAGAAGATCTGGAACCAAATCCACCTCCAGTTCCTATAAGACTCTTTGTCTTCCGATTTCTCAAATAACTATCTTGATCCTCAATAGATTTTGAAAATTCTTTCTGAACATCTTCCTGATACTTGGAAACCATCATAAGTTTATTGATTCCCATAGAGAATGCAGTCCACAATCTACCAGCATTATCATTAATATCTTTCAGAAGTGGTCTGAATAACATCGCAGATGCTGTTCTTATAACTTCTTCACCAGGTGCAAGCCATGCTCTTACACTATCAACATTTCCTGACCCTCTTCCAGGAACTGTTCCTCCACGACTAAAACCGTCAGGATCTACACTATCAGGATCAATTCTTCCAGTTTTTGTGGCATCTTTTTGTTGTTGTTCGGCAACATCCTTGGATTTACTATTACCAAAGAATAGATCGTAAAGTTGTCTACCTGCCCAATCACCAGCAAGACCACCAATAAATGTTCCAATTGGACCACCCAAGAATGTACCGATTGCACCAAGAAGTGCAGCACCAATTGCTCCAAATGCTGCTCTTCCTATATTTTCACCCATAGCCACGGCTAGAGCAAAATCAATCAATGCTCCAACAATTGGTATTCTTTTTAAAATAGGTCTTGCAAATTTTAAAAGTGACTTGACTAATGTTTTCTTTCCTGGTCCGGCACCTATAACTTTTAAGAAGTTTTTCCCGAACATTTTACTAGACACTTCCATACGTTGAAGTGTCCTATTAAATAAATTCTTTTCTCTTGTTATAACATCTACATTTTCTCTTATTGCACCACCAGCAACATTAAATCTTCCCGGAACAACTCTAGACTGAGTTGCTTTACCTAAAGTAAGTCCTCTCCTTTGTCCAGCAGCATTTCTAAATAATCCTCCACCTCCACCAGAAGATGTTGCAGAAGCTGCAGAAGCAGATCTAAGACCAAATACTTGTAATATTCTACCAGGAAGTCTCCATAAAAATCTTCCTAATCTGTATAATCTCGTACCCCACTTGATTAACTTAAACCCAAGAAATCCTGCTAATAGATATGGAATTGTGGTGCCAATAAAATTAAAAACATCACCCAACCATTTTCTATTTTTCTCTTCTGCTAACCAAGTAAATGCTACATTAGTAACAATACCTGTAAGTATAAGACCAAAAAATTCTTTTATTTTATCAAAAATACCTTTAACTGGTGCCGCAATTTTTCCTATAGTTCCACCAATTGCTCCACCAATTTTTTTAACAGCTTCTACAGACTTCTCTTTTGCAGCAAATTTTCTCCTTGACTCTGCTGCTTTGGCCGATTTTATAAGTTCCTTCTCTTCTGCAATTTTCATCGCATAATCAAAAGCAAGTTGCTTCTGAATTTCTACAAGAATATTATTAGTTTCTACAAGAGTTTGATTGATTGGAGTAACTTCTTTTGGCAAATATTTTGGATCTACTCTGCTTCCAAGACCACTATATCCCATTCCTTTTGGAATTTTAATAGCAGAAGAAGAACCACCACGAAACACCGAAGAAGAAACTTTAGTCTTCGATAATTTAGGTCTTGATGTTAGTGATGGTGCCTTAAATACTTGGCTACTGAATGCCATTCTGCTGCTGTGCCTTTAGATTTTCTTCTTCAATATATTGTTCAAGTAAAGTGAGATAAATTTCTTTTTCCCAAGGCATCATATTATCTAGCTCTGTTAATGAGTATTTATGATGCTGCATCAAGGCAAAATTAACCTTATAGTATGACTCAAGATTAGTATGAGCCATACTTAACTGAAAAAACTTGCCAGTCCCTCCAGAACAACTTCCGATTCAACCCCTGTATTGGGATTCTTAACTTTAATTTTATGAGAGAGTTTTGGCATCGTGGTGAAAAACTTCTCAACTTCCTTAAATTGCTTTGTATTCAATTGTTCAATAAATTCATCAAGTTCTTTTTTAGTACAATCTGCCGCTTCCCAACTTTCTTCTTCATTATAAATCGCATCAACACAAGATGTAATCATTGATAATGACTGACTAACATCACTCGTTTGCCCAGATGTCTCAAAATTACTCTCAATAAATTGATCTAAAGATGGATATTTCAGTTTTAGCATAAGTTCATCATCTAGTTTAACAATGTTCTTATGTCCTCTTGTCTTTTGAACTTTAATATCATCAATTGCAATTTCCATCTCAACTTTAGTTTCACCATCATCAGGACAAGTTATATTTACTTCTACTGTTTCACCAACAGACTTGGCACGAACATTGAGAAAAAGAAATTCAATATCAAAAGTTGCAAGAGATTCGACCTTGATATCTTTTGTAAGAATACAATCTCCAAGAATTTGGACAATAGAATCGGTAATCTGCTTCATATCTTCAGATTCCATTGCCATAATCAGAATTTTTTCTTCTCTGACTAGGAAAGGACGGTATTTAATCTTCTTTCCATTTGAAGGCAATACCAACTCATAAGTTGGTGTATTAATCTTAGGTAAAGGCATTGTGAAAAATACAATTCAGGTTTAGTTATTTAGATAATATGTAGAGCAATAATCTATGAATATCATTAAAGTCCAGGCCGTGAGAATTCGAAGAAATTTGTACCAGGTTCGGTGCCTCTAACTTTCCCTGTTTGCCCTGACTGCATTGATTATTTCTTCACCTTCTAACCCACCATCATCTACTGTTACATCTGGAATATTAGTCTCTTGCACAATATATCGGTCATAATTAAAACTTACTGTCACTTTAAGTAAATCAGCAGCACCATATGAAACTGGAATAGAAGTCATTCCTTTTGGAAATGCATTGATGAATTGATATTGCAATCTTGACTTAATATCTCTTTCAAACTTTGTTATTTTTATTTCAGATACTTTATAATCATCAGGATAATTCATCCTTCTAAAATAATTTGATGCCGCAGATTGTGCCGGACCTCTACCAGAAATAAAATCCATCCATGCCTCAAAGAATTTTATACTATCATAATTTCTATCTACATAAAAAGTGAAATCGGAATCTGCATAAAGACGAGTATGTGCAAATTCTTGAGTTACTCCTATAAAGTTATCTTTAACCTCTGCGGTCGCATATGATGAGGTTGGTAGTGATGCTTCAGAACAAAGAAGTCCTAATGTATTAGACCAAAACGTTTTATCCTTTAATCGACCATTATTGTTTATATGGTTTCGTAAGTTATCTTTTAAACCTCCAATTTGCACCAGATAATAATTAGTAAGTGCAGGTTGCCCTATTAATTTCTTAATATCATAATTTGTAACTGCTTTGACAAGATTATTTGCCACTCTAAATACCTATACGACTACTTTATTATTAGTTATTTAGATGTCATATAAGGGATATTACAAACCATCTTATCCTAGAAAGTATAAAGGTGATCCAAACAATATCATTTATCGTTCCTTATGGGAGCGCAAATTCATGAGATATTGTGATATGAATGAAAATATATTAGAGTGGGGAAGTGAAATAAACACCATCCCCTATCGTTCTCCTGTTGATAATCGATACCACAGATACTTCCCTGATTTTTATATTAAAGTCAAAGAGAATAATGGTAAGATTAAAAAAATGATTATTGAGATTAAACCATATAAACAGTGTATTGAACCCAAAGTCCAAAAGAGAAAGACAAAGGGTTATATCTATGAAGTTGTTGAGTATGCCAAGAATCAGGCAAAATGGAATGCTGCCAAAGAATGGTGTTTAGATCGTGGTTATGAGTTTAAAGTTCTTACAGAAAACGAACTCGGTATTAAGTAATGCCAAGAAAGACTCTCAAACAAAGAAGAAATCCAACAGACGATCAAGAAAATCGTGTGCGTGGTGTTGTTCGTGATTTGATTGGAACAGAAGATGCTGATGATATTATGACAGAACTCATCAGTGTTCTAAATGAAGGTGGGAAGAGTGCATCTGTCGGAAAATATTACACCTTCTTTTATGATGCCAAAACAACAGGAAGAGCATATGACCAACATCCTCTTGTGGGTGTGACTGAAGTCTTCTCTTGGGGTTTTCGTGGTATCAACTTTCACTGGAGAGATAGAAGACAATATACCTATGACCAGATTATTGGAGGATTATATGAAATCTATCCAGAAGAGATATCTGATGTCATAGAACTCAATTTTACTAAAGTTCGTTCTAAATAGTTAAAAAAGGATAAATGGCAGAACCAATTTATAACAAAAGAGGAAGAATAATTGGTTATAAACCGACATATGGGAAACTATCATCTTTTAGAGAAAATGTCGGA